ATACTACATCAAGTGCATGCAGAACTTCATTCTTTGTTCGCACTGACTCCGTACGAATAAATCGCACAGGCAATGTCTTTGTCGGCTTGACTAGCTGATCGAGACGCACTAACGGTTTACCTGTAACGTGCGCGTATAGACTCAGCTGCAAGCTGTTGTCTGTGTCAGCCTGTGAAGACGCCTTCTTTTTAGTCTTCAGGTCAGCAATCGCATCACGTTCTTCTAGATCGATTACGCCGAGAAACGGAATGACCAGGCTTTCTTCCGTAATGATGTTTACGCGCACAACCCGTTCAGCAGCGATAGGCTGCACCGCAGGTATGGGTTTGCCAGAAGCATCACTCGCATTGCCTAGAGCAATTTTGTGATATTTTTTAGTGAGACGGATACCGATGTCCTTATCGTTCGCGTCTTTCTCATCGGCGTCGTCCTCGTTATGTTCGCTGACTGCGGCTTTGATTTCATCATCATATAGATCGGAATACGTCTGAAGCATTTCTGCTTCATCGATAGGCGCATTCTGGATCATACTCAAATGCAATTTCTCGGCGGCTTTATGAACGCCACGTCCTTGCACCTGAAACACATTTGAGGGAACCTGCCGACCCATGACGTATCGGTAGTAATAGGCTTCGCCGCACTTCATGTATTGCGTGACTTGTGAAACCGACAGATAGCCTTTAGGCAGCCTATCTTTGAATTGGTCATCTTCTGCGACAGCAGGGATTTTAATCAACTCTTCATTGTCGATACTGTCAAGCATCAAGTTCTCCTGCGTTCTTGTTCAAGGCGTTTGCTTGCGTTAATAAGATCCGCAAAGTCATTCTTTGTATTGGCTATGCTGACCACCCGCCCACGCGGCGAGGGGTCCGTTAAATCGTTGAGTGACAGCATAGGCTCTGCAGCCTCGGTCACTTCGTCGGCTTCATTTGTATCGTCAACAGCATCTTCGACACTGCTTCGCGGCGGGGGAGCTGTACTCAGCGGTGGCACTGGCGGGTCCATTGCCACAATCTCGGCTTGTACCTTTAAGCCATCAACGTAGGCCTCCTTAAACTGAGCACATACCTCGTCGAGATTCTTTACGGCAAAACCATTGCCTCGGAAATAACTCGTAAGCATTTCCCTGAGATCATTCTCTTCGAATTCCAACGTGACTTTCATGGTATTAACTCCACCGTAGCTGTTTTCCGCATCATCTCACGGTCGTATTTACACTCCGCGTCGTACAATTTAATTTTGTATTTCGAGCAACGCGTATGATAATCAGTACACGTAGCGCATACAGACTTCGATGTCACGAGTTGACTGAAGTCTATTTTTTGATCTAGAGCTGCAGCTTTAGATATATCTAACGTGTTGCGGCCTAATAGCCGATACACTGTAACCTTTTTAGTTTGACCAATGCGGTAATTACGGTCTAGCGACTGTAAGTACTGGTCTAAACTCCAAGGCAGATTGTAGTAAATCGTGTAGTTCGCCGCATTGAGCGTAACGCCTACACCTGTAGCTACTTGACCTAGATACACTCTACACGCAGGAACATTGTTAAATGTAGTCATCGCGTGCGTGAGTTGCTCGCGTGTAAATCCGCCTTGCACGCGAACGTACTGACTTCCTAGTTCCTTTATCGCGGCTTCGAGCGCATCCAATTCAGGCATGAACTTAGCCCAAATAATCACTTTGTTAGCCGGATCTTCTAGAATAGCTTCGAGTAATCCTACGCAACGCTCAAGCCGTGAATTGTCTGCATACGTCATAACAACGGACGCAGGTTCACGCTGACTCACAGTACATTTAGGTGTGTAAGGCAATATATCGTCTGCGCTACATTTCGCAGCATTAGGACAACCAACGCAGAGTAATGGGTTTTTAGTAGCTTGATAAACAAAGCTACTTGCTAGCTGGTCTAGCTTATTCAACTTAACAATGAGCTCTGTAGCTATTACATGCGGGTCAATTACAGGACCGTCTTTTACAGTCAGCTCACCCGCAAGTATTTTCTCTTGTACCGAAACGCCCGCCCCTAAGCAGTGGTCTAATATGAGCGTGTTGTACGCGCGCTTGGTAGGATTTGTAACGACAAAGTATTCGTCCAAGATAAGCTGATCAGGCAAGTCTAAGCATTCTTCTTTTGTCTTCTTGAGACTAACGAGCCCGACACGCGTGTTCATCGTGTCCATATTTTTAAAACCTAGAAGCATTTTAGGTACGGCTTCACCCTCTTCGCTTGGGTGAAATACACCGAAATGTTTCCTAAAATGCCACCAGTTCTCAGGGCAGAAATACGTACCGAGAAAACGTAGCTGCGCATATAAATCGAAGGGCGACCCTAGCGAGGGCGTGCCTGACAGTAGTACTCTACGCGACGCTCGTAGGGCTAGTGACGTTGACGCCTGTGTACGTTTAGAGTACGGCGTCTTCAACATGTGTGACTCATCCGCAATAATCGCGGAGTAATCTATTTTCAGTATGTCATCCGTGTACAGCGTAGCGACGTTGTACGTAAGTATTGTGGCGACAGGTGCCCGTAATTGGGCCTGCGCAAGACGGCTCTGTTTTTGTTTTTTGGTACCGTCGATGATTAGAACGTCATCGATGTTGCCGTGTTTTTTGAACTCTTCCGCCCACGTGCCAAGCATCACAAGCGGGCAGAGTATCAGCATGCGGTCCTGGGTAATCCGCTGCAAATCAACAGTTACTTTGCACTTTCCAAGCCCTGGCGAATAGAACAGCGCAGCACGCGGACGCTGTAGCAAATGCAACACACCGTCCCGTTGGTGTTGGTATGGTGACGTTAAGAAACTAAAATCATCAGGTAAGGCAACCGGCGCAGCAAGCTTTTGCACATGTTCAACTACTTCGGGAGCATACTGCAGCCCAGGCACCAGCTTCGGCAGGTCTGACAAAACAAGTTGGTGTACCGGGAAAAATGCAGGAAACCGCCAAAGTTTGTCTTTGCCGGAAAAGGATGCTCCGTATACGTTTTTAACTGCACTTTCAAAGCATTGCAGAGTAAATACTGGAGTACCGTAGACTGAGCCGAGTTTTAGTGTGTAGGTCACCGAGTACTCCTACAGGGGAAAATGCATGTCGACAAGTGATCCAGGAATTTTAGATCTCGCCGGGGGTTCTCGGGGTCGGGGCAGTCATCCCAATCCGATGTTCGATTTCGTAACAGGCTTCGCTCCACGTAAGCTGAAGGACTTGTTTCGTTGGGTCGAATATTTGTACTACAATTCGGCGCATATCTTTGCCGCGCTAAAGAAATTCGCTGAATATCCCGTCACGAAAGTAATGATCCAGTCAAGTGACGAAGCGCTGACTAAAAACTGGGAACGCGTACTAAATAAGTCTATACGCATAAAAAGCGTGGCTATCGCATCCGGGCTGGATTTGCATCTGTACGGAAATTCGTTTACGTCCGTATACCATCCGTTTAATCGTTTCTTGATTTGCAAAGAATGCAATGCTCGCACAGGCATCAAGAAGACGACGTATAAATTTAACCTGAAAAATTTGGCATTTTCGTACACATGCCCCGCCTGCAATACCACTACTACGGGCGAGATTCTCGATGAGAAAGCAAGTGACGAGCATCGCATTAACGTGATTCGTTGGGACCCGAAGTTGATGGACATCAACCACAACCCCATCACAAACGAATCCGTATACTACTACACCATACCGCAAGAACTAAAGAGCAAAGTCGAGAAAGGCGATGCTCACATTATCAACACAATGCCTATCGAGTTCCTCAAGGCAATTCGTGACGATAAACTATTTGAGTTCGCGGACGGTGCTGTTTACCACATGAAGATTCACCCGCCTGCGGGTATCTCGTCGCAGTGGGGATTTCCGCCTCTCACAACGACGATCAAGCTGTTTCTCTACACAGCTATTCTACGTAAAGCGAACGAAGCTATTGCGTTTGAGCACATCCTGCCGTTCCGTGTACTGCATCCGGCACCGATCAGCGGCGCAGCTGATCCAGCGCAGATGGTCAACCTGATGAAGTGGCGTCAAGAAATGACAGCCAATATCAAGCGTTGGCGTCGCGACCCGCTGCATATCATGTTCGCACCTGCGGCGCTTGGCGTAACCATGATGGGAGGCCAAGGCCGTTCTCTGCTCACACTCGGCGAAATTAAAGAAGCAGAAGAAGAGATTATCGCTGCAATGGGAATTCCAAAGGAATTCATCTACGGCGGTCTGTCGTTTTCTGGCTCGTCCATAACTCTGCGCATGTTAGAGAATCAGCTCGAAACGTATACGT